GCAGTTAATGTGTCCATGGAAATCTTGATTTCATCTCCAGGATGAATAACGTATGGGCTTTCGATGCCGTTCTCTTCTGCTATAGTCTGCCAGTCAACACCGAGGGCATTGCCAATATCCCATAAGCAGTCCCCGGCTTCAACTTTGATAGTCGCACCCTCTGCGGTAACTTCCTCCGTTGTTGCCAAATCTCCCAACTTTTCATTCAAAGCAGATACCCACTTGTCCTTGTCAATATCTACATCACCATCAACTGATGCCTTTAAGCCTTCCAGGGTTACGTCTTCTGTAGTTGTTTCAGCTGCTGCCCGGTCTATTGCCTCTGTCAATTCCGGTGGAAGCTGAGAACGGATAGTTTCGTACATAGGATTACTTGGGTCTGTAAGTGATGCTTTTAATTCATCGCTTCCGTTCTGCCAAATCTGATTAGCGTAATTCTGCCATGTAGCTGCAGTATCGCCCGCCGCCGCTCCAACTTCAATGGCTTCGTTGAAAGAATCCATCAAACTCTGTGGAACCGCTTTTCCGGCTTCCCTGTAATCATCAATCAATCCCTGCATCTGCGTTACGTCTGGTTTCATGCTTTCATACATCGTACTCAAAGCATTTTGTGTAGCATCTGTTGTGAATCCAAGTGTTTTTCCATTGCCAAGCTCATTGAAACCATACATCAGTGCATTTGACGCAGAGAAAGTATCTCCGCTTGCCAACATATTCTGTGCTGATTCCAAGGAATACTGTGCATTTTCTGCAAGGCTCTGTCTATTACTCTGAATTTTTTCTGCATATGCAGAATTAAGTGTGTTCGCTCCCAGCTGCAAACTCTTAGTCAGCTCGCTTCCTTCCTGCCCTTTCACATACCAGCCGGTCATTTCTTTGTACTGCTTATTCTGAGCAGCTGTGATCCTGCCGGACGATTCCATTGAATTAAGCTCTGAGTACCACTGCTCAACATCTGCCTGTACACTTTCTTTTGCTGACTGCCTTTGACCTCTCATGGCTTCCAGTAAATCAGTAAAGGACCCGCTTTCCAGATCAGCTGCATTCAGATTTCCGTACTCCTGGTTGATCCAGTCCCACTTTGCCTGAGCTTCCGATTCTTTCCAACGGGCAGTAATATTGTTCATTTTTTCCTGCAAAGCACTGATTGCCTGTTCTTCATCAACATCGATGATGCCATCAGTCAGGGCTTTTTCTACAGCAGTCTGCAGATCATTCGACAGATTAGTAAGTTCCAAGTTGTCTGCTCTCGCCCAGTCTTCAATATTCTTTGCGAGGGTATCGCCTTCTTTTGTTCCACCAATGTAGGTCTGAACATGAATATGTGCGGCAAACGTCCTGCTCTGCAGTTCTTCGATTTTAGAATCCACAAACGTTTTAATATTGCTCGTATAATCTTCTCTCTCTTCCGGAGTGAGAGTGATTCCTACCCGACTCTTGAACTCCAGCACATCGTTAGACTCCAAGGCTTTTTGTGCTGCCTCTCTCAGACTGTCTGCGTTTTTTACCTCATTTAGAGCAAGTTCTACATTCGTAAGATACTTTTGATTAAGGATACCGGAAGCAATTTCTTCCGATTCTTTTGCAGACAATTTGATCTTTCCGAAATGTTCTTCTAAATTATCGTTCAGAACTTTGGAATTGTAATTATCTACCGCCACTGCGATACCGGCAATAGCCGCCGCAATAGCTGCTGCTCCAAGTCCGATCATTCCTGCTTTAGAAGTCATTCCTGTTAAGGACGTAAAAAATCCTCCGACTGTATCTGCTTCGGAGGCTGCTGATGCAATACTTTTTATTGCTGATCCGATAGGTACCAATGCACTTGCTACATTTTTCCCTCCGCTGATCAGCTTTGATGCTCCAACTCCAATTAATCCGGCACTTAACCAGCTTGTCAGACCTGCTTTTTCGCCGCCGGGTAGAATTGCTGATGCACTGGAAAACAATTTCCCGATTCCCTGTGACAGCATCGACTTGCCTTCTGATCCAGCCCAGCTCATAAACGGTTCTGCAATGATCTTGTCCCAGGCAATATCAACTTTCCCGAAGAAATCTGCATCTTTCCACTCCTGGGAGCCTGTCATGCTCTTAATGCTTCGTTTAAGTGACGTAGCTTTTCCGTCCACAACATCCATGATATTGTTCAGTGCTTCTTCTACTGCCGGCATTTCTGCAGTAATTCCTTCAACCGCAGTTTTCAGATATGGAGAAAGCCTTTTTCCGAAAGAGTTCTGTACTCCTTCTACTGCGCTCTGCATCAAGGTCATTGAACCGGCCAGATTATCCATCATCGTATCTGCCATGTCCTGAGCTGCATCTTTGGAGTTGTAAATAGCCGTACTCAGCTTGTTGTAATCATCTTCGGACGCATTGACGATAGCTAACATACCAGCCATGGCCTCCTTCCCGAAAATGGTGGAAGCTGCCGCAGTCTGCTCATCTTCTGCAAGACCACCGAGGCTACTTCTGATATTGTCCATGACCCCTTTAAGGCTTTTCATGTTTCCTTCGCTGTCCGTTATGCTGATTCCGTACTTTTCCATAGCTGCCGCCATACTGCTCGTAGGTGCTGCCATATTTGCGATAGCTGTTTTCAAAGAAGTACCGGCCATGCTTCCCTTCACACTTGCGTTAGCCATGAGACCGAGAGCCAAGGATGTGTCTTCTACTGTATAATTCATCGCTCCGGCCACAGGTGCAACATACTTAAAGCTCTCGCCGAGCATACCTACATTTGTGTTGGCATTTGCGCTTGCCTGGGCCAGCACATCCGCAAAATGCCCTGCATCTCCGGCTTGTAGTCCAAAAGCTGTGATGGCATCGGTTACAATGTCACTGGTGGTTCCCAGGTCTTCGCCAGAAGCCGCCGCCAAATTCATTACACCAGAAATACCGTCTATCATCTGAGTAGGCTGCCAACCGGCCATCGCCATGTAATTGAACGCCTCTGCGCTCTGCGTAGCGGTGAATTTTGTGGTTGCTCCCATCTCCTTCGCCTTTGCAGTCAAATCTTCAAAGTCCTGTCCTGTGGCTCCTGATATGGCTTTCACCTGAGACATCATGGATTCAAAATCCTTGAATGTGTTTACGGTATCTGCTACACCTAGCGAAACTCCCAGTAATGATGCCCCTTGAACAACAGGGTTGCTTACTGCTCTAAGCACGCTCTGTATTGGTGCGGTAACATTATCAATGATTCCTATGGTGGCATTAAAAACAGAACCGGCCCAAGACTCTGCTTTGTCCCTGGCCGAATCAATGACTGGAGATGCCTGATCGTCAGCTCCGATTTCTGCGTCACCGGACATGCCATCGAAATTTTCGACAGCATCTTGTGCCGCTCGCACCACCGGTGTTGCGCCATCGTCTGCACCAATTTCAGCATCTCCAGAGCTTCCATCGAAGTTTTCTACTGCGTCCTCTGCCGCTCGTATAACAGGAGTAGCTCCATCATCAGCCCCAAGCTCTGCGTCACCAGATTGTCCGTCAAAATTCTCAACAGCATCACTGGCCGCATTTACTACTTGGGTGGCAGTGTCGTTGGCTCCTACATCCACATCTGCCGCCGAACCGTCCAATGCGCTAACCTGGTCTTCAACCTGATCGACAATCTGACTTGCCGTATCATTGGCTGAAATCTCCACATCTGCTGCTGTTCCGTCCAGGCTTTCAGTAGCACTCGACAATCTGTTGATTGTTCCAGATGCCTGATCGTCAGCATCGACTCTTACATGATGTGCCCGGTCCAGTCTGTTTAACTGCTGTTCGGTCCTTTTCATGCTTCTCTCGAAATTGGACATATTTCTGGTTGCTGACTGCACACCTGCTGATGTGTTGTCTTTCACGCTCACCGGAATCTCAATTCTTACGGTTTCTGCCAAATCATTCACCTCCTTCCTCGTCTTCTATGATTCCTTGCTTCTTTTTCCTTTGCTTCTCTTCTTCCTTCAGTTGAATCTGCATTGACTCCAGCATTAAAACTTGCGCCCATTTTGGCTTGCTCAATACCTCGTCAAACGGAATATGATGCCTTTGGAAGATGATATGAAGCAGGGTTGTCTTGCCGCCGGCAGTTATCAGTTTTTTGCTACATCCTCCATGGACGGTGTGAAGCCAGAAATCTCATCCAGCTTTTCCAGAATTGCATCTTTCTCTCCTGCTTTCAGAACGACATCGATCAGGCCGATTCCATTAACCACATTGCATTTCTCCCACGCATCTGTTCTATCCCAGATCTTTGTTCTATCCTCTTCGATAGTTGCTTCATAAATCAGCTCAGAACGGTAATCTGCGGAGTCTACACTTTCTGCAATTCTCAGGCCGTTCGCTTTATTTTTCTTGTAGTTGGTATTTCTCTTTTTGATTTTGACGTATTCATCTTCGGACAGCGGACGGATTCTGAACTCCAGGACAACCGCCTTGTGTCTGATGATCTGGATCTTTGCGACCTCGTCCATATCTGTCTTGTAAGCAGCTGCGGCCATCAGGCCTCCCAAAATGTCGTCTTCATACATTCTTACATTTGCCTTTGTCTCTTCCGGTGACATCTGAACTTCTGTTACGTTTTCTGTATTCTTTGCCATTTGATTTTTCCTCCTAAAACAAAATAAAGGCCGCAAACTTAACGCTGCGGCCTATGTCTATTCTCTATTCAATTTTTCTCAGGCCTTTAATTTTCCCTGCTGTTTTACTTCGCCATTCACGAACAGGGACCACTGACGTTTTACAAGGCTTCCGACCGATACATTCTGTAAATCAATATTTCCAGAAGGTACGCAGTTCGGGTAGATAAGGCGTTCTTCGCTTCCATTAATTCCTTTTACCACGCCCTGTAACTTCCAGTTCGGCTGAATGCCGGTACTCTGCATTTTTAAGAGATCAGTAATAAATTCACCGTCTTCTACCACACATTCGGTAAAGGTTAAAGTTGTGCCAATAGAATCCAGGATTTCCTGTTCCAGTGGTGTTCCCAGCGGATGATATTTCTGATTGGTGACTCCCATTTGTGCCTGAAACACTTCTACAGTAGCAAGAAGTTTCCCTTTTCCGTTATACAATGCGCCATCTTTTCCGGTGCGAACTTTTCTTCCATCTGCTACTGCCTGTGTATTGATAATACCCATAATGTTTTATCTCCTTTCTTATTCTTCCTCTTCTTCTGGAGCAAATCTGTAACGATAGGTCAGATAAAAGATCTCCATGCTGTCGATATCGTCTGGGGAAATATTGAACCATGCGCTGTCTCCCTTTGGTGGGTTTGAAGCATCCAGTTCTACGGTTCCACCAGGTGAAATCTTTTTCTCTCCTACCATTGCGTCCATAACATCAGTAATTGCTGAGATTACGGTTGCTCGTCCATCATCGTCGTTATCAAGTGAAGTTCCCAGATTTTCGATTGTAGCGTCTACACGATCCTCCAGCTCAAATCTGGTTTTCATACGGCGAATTTTCTTCCAGCCTTTGTCCTGATCTGCTGACAAAACGGTAAGGGTATTGATTGCTTTATCAATCCATACCTGGCGGCTTTTGCTAAGTGAAAGTACCAGACAACCAGCTTTAAGAGCCTTCTTGATAACTGCATTTTTCAGTGACTCATTCAGACTTGCTGCGCCTGTGATTACGGCATGAGTAAGGGTGGAGTTAGATGCAACTGCAATAATCATTCCCATAATTCTTGCGGCCGCTAAGTATCCCTCATACACAACTCCGTCTGTGCCAACCCAGCTATTAAGTACATAGTGCATTTTGTAATCGTTAAAAGCTGCGGCGTGCTGGATTCTTGTGTCGATTGCAACGCTCTTAGGCTCGCCAACGCAGGCATACGGATACATTCCTTCCTCAAACTTTCTGTTGATGAAAGTATACAGAAGCATATGTACTGCCGGTTCCTCGGAGTCAACGGCAACGCCATCCCAAGTCTCTTCCTCACTCGCCTCAAATCCTGCATCATACGCTTCTGTGTTCACTGTAGGATCTGTTCCTCCGGTGAATTTTGACTGAGAAATTGTTTTCAGTTTTCCGCTTCCGTCTGCCTTTTTAACCGCTTTTACATATGCACTATTTGTGAAAGCAGCGATAATCCCAGCTATCTCTGCGGAACCTGCAGCAAAAGTTACTGTTTCCAGATCCTTTGTTCCCTCCTGGATGATTGCCATTTTCTGTGTATCATCCTCCAGGGATTCTTTGATGGTTACTGTAAACGCTCTACTGGTCGGATATAAAGTTGTCAGAGTAACAACATCTGCATCTGCATCATCCTTCAGGGTAATTGATGCCTGTGTTCCACCTGAGCCAACTCTGACTACTACAATGGTGTTTGCGCCACCAATTCTCATCTGGGTAATTACGTTTGCTCCCTTGCCGCCTCCAATAATTGAAGCTACATCATCGGAGCCTTCGGTAATAACCGGTTTGTTCAGCGGTCCCCATGTTCCGCTTACTACTGCCAGTCCCACATTCTCCGCAGCACCAGCAACATCTGACCCTCCAGCATTAACATGGCGTCTGTATACGCCAGGACGTTCCTTTTCTTCTCCTGCTCTAAAAGATCCGCTCATTACTCTTTTACCTCCTCGCCTAAGAATTTTTTGATAATAACTGAGGCTTCCTTCTTAGTTGCCTCTTTTGCTCCTACCAAAAGAAAAGCGGCACGAACGATATCAGGACTGTAAGGCCTTTCAAACGCTGTTGCCGCTGCTTTTGCAAACTCATTGATTGTGTAGATAGATTCCCCTTCTGATACTGCTGTGGATTCGTTACCGGGTCTGGCTTCGTTTTTTTCTTTCTCAGCAATGGAATTTAAGGGTTCGTTGTTTTCAGCTGTATTCGCAGCTTCTACGGCTTTTTTTGTTGCCATTCACTTTTCCTCCTTCTGGCTTACTTTAATCTTGCTCAGTGGGTGTTCAACCTCACCGATCCTTGGAATAGAATATTGTGCCTTCACCATAACCTGTCCTCTTGTCAAATAATCGGCGTTGTTTTCCACGGACACCTCAAATATCAGCATCGGGCTATCATCCAGCATGATTACTTCCCCGGCCATATTCAGTCTATCCGCAATGTATCTCGCCCATAAGCTACGGTTTTCTGGCTCCGGCACGATTATATGAATTGCCAAATTGCAATCCACCCATGTAAGCGCATAGGTCGCTCTGTTCGTTTTGTATGACTGCACACGAACGTAAAAAGCCGGGTGTTCTCCACTCGGCTCGAAGAATTTTTCAATATGATCTTTTCCTATAACCAGGCTTTCTTTTTCCAGATTCTTCAACCATCTGCTCAATGCCTGTACTGGATCTGGATTTGCCGTTTCCTGCCGGCTGTACTCCAGAATATCAAACCGGACAGAGGCTCCAACTATCATTGTGTCAACGCCTCTATCTCTCGCACTCCGTTCCAGGGAAAACATTTCTGTTCTCGCCCAAGCAAACGCATAGTGTGAATTTCCTTCCGGCTTCACGATGAGATTTACCAGGCACTTTCTGATATATGGCTCGATATCTTCCGGAAGAGTTTTTCTCTCATCGCAGTAGAGATCTACCTGCATAACACCTGCGCTTTTCCTCTCTTCATCTGCCTGCATATCAATCGTATATACGATTCTCGGGTACTGTTCTCCTTCCCAACCTTTTTGCCTATCGTCCGGTGCTCCCTGGTAAAAAACTGCAGGCAGTCCAGCGTATACCGCCATTTGATCTTTAAAAAACGAATACGTGGCAAATCGTTCATGCATCAACTCTTCAAGAATCACTCGCTTTTACCTCCGTTTTTTTCCGGATCATATTCTTCAATGCTCTCCAAATTTTCAGACCAGCGAATTTTCCACTGGCCTGTCACAACATCATCTGCCTGGATTGTGAGAAAATTGGTAACATTCGCAATAGCCGGCTGATATAATATCTTGATTTCCTCCGGCGTAACTGCAGATACAATTCCGGATTTCGGTTCTTTCCAACAGGAATGCTGTGCGCTTATCAGATCGCCCCTTTTAATTGTGCTGCAATCAAACATTTTTTCCTGTTTGTCCATAATCAGACTCATTTCTACGCATCACCTCCTACAAATATGGTTCATTAAAGATTGCTTTAATCGGTGGCAATGCTTTCTGTGTGATCCGGTCCTTGAATGGTCTTCGTGCCATCTTTCTTGTACCGTTTTCCAAATAACCGGCATAAAACTCTGCACTTTCAAGCTCCAGAGTGATATTGCCTCCACCACCTTTTACATTTCCTGTCCAATGCAATCTTAAATTGCCTGTACGCCTTGCCGGAGGTTCTCCAGGAGCGGATGCCTGGTAGGTTGACTTATATGGATATTTCCTGTAAGTTCTTCCGCTTCCTTTTCCTCTGAGGACTTCCAATTCGGCGTTTCTGAGCTGGTTGACCGCTCTTGTTCCTCTTGACAACACTTGTTGATTTACTCTGGCTTTCATTTCGCCAACCTTTGCCTGTACTGCTTGGCCTGCTGTTCCAAGTGCTGCCGTATCTATCCACAACCTCACTTCACATCCATCCTTTCCTCGACATAGTAAATGGTGCAGACTCCGATACTTCCCGGATCATCTATGCCCTGAATCAAGAATATTCTTTCTCCCAGTATCAGCTTGTCTTCTGCCTTTGCCTTCGGCCGCCCATCCTGTATGATCGTGTGGGAAATCGGATGCTGAAGCTGTTGCCACTCAACCTTTTGCTTTGGTGTTGCTTCCGCAAGTGCTCCCTTTAGCGTCCGGCTTCCGTCACCAGAAAACGAAGCTGTGGCCCTTCCTGTTTTACCGATATCAGCTTTGTTATCTTCGATCACAAACTCTTTATATAGATTTCCTGGCCGCAGATACATCATTGCTCTTCTCATCATTCATCCAGCCTTCCTGTTCTTGGATTCCGCAGCATACCTGTATAGAAATACGGGTCTTTATAGCTGTTTCCGGTCGGCGGTGATGGAACTGCCATTGATTCCAGGCTTACTTCCTTTTTCAGACTTAGGTAATCTTCTTTCCAGACTTTTGCCCGGTCAGACAGTGAAAAAGAAAGTGGACCTTCTTTCGTGTCCACTTCAAACGCAAACCTTCTGCAGATGCTTTCCAGCAACATAAGCTTTGCTCTTTTCCACTTCTTCGGATATTTTTCCAAAGCCGCTGAAATTTCTTCGTCTGTCAATGCACAGGTATCTGCCCCACCTTCTACCATCGTATCTCCCAGTTCAAACCTCATCAGATCAAGCCCTGCAGTTGTGATATTCCCTGGTTCATAGGTATATGTGCCTTTTGCCATAAGGGTTCACCTCCGAATTATTTTCCAGACGGTGTTTCGTCTTCCGTACTATGGTCTACGAACTCGTTACCGCCTGCAGGATCGTTTGTACTCCCATTGGTGGAGGATAAGTTGTCTGCTTTCTTTTGAGCCGCTTTCTTTACTCCAGCTCGTGAATCGCAGGCATGAATCACAATCAGCATATTTTCAGATTTTGCGGCTTCGATTGCCTTCGTAGCTTCCTCTACGTTCATCTGCATGATAGAGAATACTTCCTGTATTTCCCCGGCATTCAGTGGAATCCCCATTACCTGTGCAGTATCTCCGTCATAGCTTTTGAAGACCGGAATTGCAATATCTGTTTCCTGGAAGCCTGTTTCCAGAATACCGGTTGCGGCTTCTCCATCAGAAACAATAGACAGCACTCCAAGTTCTTCCTGCTGTTTTGGATTCAGAACGGCATTGACAGGGATCTCGTCATTGATGAAAAAAGCCTTGCCGCCAAAGCTACAAGGTTTCTTTGCAATCAGTTTCATAATTACCCTCCTTAGACAGCATCCTTGAAGAACATTGCCAGATCATCTCCGGTCTTTTTCATGTCGGTTGCCATGAGGCCTTCGATAAACTCACTGTGAGTTCCCTGCTCGCCTTCATACTGACGAATTGGAAGCACATTTCCGTTTCCTAACATATCCCAAGTAAAGATATATCCTGCACTCGGCTCATCTACTGCCGGTGAATCTGTAGCGTATGCCAACAGGAATGCGTTCGGATCGCCGATGTACTGCATTTTTGCCTCTTCCCCAAGTGCTGCATTATTCATGATAGAACGCTGCACAGAAAGACGTTCCATCTCGAACAGCTGAGACAGAACATTTGCATTGACCATGGCCGGGTTAGCTGTTGATCCGCTGTATTTTACTCTTTCCAGAATTGCCTGATGTTTTTTCAGTGCATTGTAAACATTCACACCGAGAGCCATACGGTTCGGTCTGCGTCCTGTAAGTTCTTCCATCTCAGTTGCTCTTTCCTCGATAAAGGAAATAGGGTCGGAGTTGCCGTTTGTAAACTTAATAAACTGCTTTCCTGTTACGGATACGCTGTCTACACCGGCAAACTCATTCTCCCACACGCCAGCTTTGAAGAAATTCTTTGCGAACAGAACGTCCTGGTGAATGTTTGCCTGGGTTGCAATCATTCTGGTTCTCTGCTGTCTCGGATCTCTGATAGACGGTCCCTGTCTTCTAATAAGGTCTGTCTGACGAATCTGATCGATGCCTACGATCATCTGATCTACCTGGCAGGCATAGGTCTGTCCATTCTCGCCGAGAACTGCTGGCTCAACCTTGCCATATGCCGGTTTTCTCTTCCAGCTGTCTCTCAGTAAATCTTCTTTGCTGAAAATATAGTAATTGTCAGCTGACAGACTTACCGGACACATCGGGAAAATTGTTCTGGCAAAATAATTTTTGTCACTCTGGAAATAAGAAAGAGCCATATTAGACAGTGCTGTGTGCGGTCTAAAGGCTCCTTTTGCAATTTCCACCTGAATATCGGCTGCTGTTACTTTTCTACCCATTCTTTCTTACCTCCTGCTTACGCATTTTTCTGATATTTGCTGATCTGCACTCTGGCATATCCGTCTTTGGCAACTTTGCTGAGTGCAATACCAAGGACATAGTCCCCGGCTTTTGCCTTTGCGGCAGTTCCGTCTGCCCCAGCTGTAATTTCATCGCCTTTAGCAATGGCCTCTCCTGCAAGCACTGATCCGATGTCTTTAATCTGGATGTCGATGTCATCTCCTGCTTCCACCTTTCCAGATACTTCTCCGAACATATCATTGATACCTGCTTCGATCAGAGCCACACCGATGAACGGCTTTGTTCCTCCGGTAGCCAGGATTGCTTTTCCGTTTTCGTCATACACAAAAATCTTATTTCTGCAGTCTTCAACGGTAGCTCCGGCCACCTCGGAAACTGTTACGCTCTGGCTGATCTGTGTTCCGTTATAATTCTTACCCATCGTCTTCTTCCTCCTTCTTAAAGTCCTGCTTCCTCTTCATACTGGAGTACCAGCTCAGGATTGTCTTCCCATGCTTTTGCAACTGCATCCACATAATTCATGGTCGGGTTTTTCTCAACATAGCTTTTGGCGATGCTGGCAATTTTCCCTTCTGCAGAACTGGTATCCGCTCCTTTTGCTACTCCAGCGTGTCCAGATTTTCCGATTTCAGAAAATGTTCCGGAGTTTTCAACAGCGGCTTTCGCATCGTCCAGTGTTTTGATTACCTGATCGTATGCTTCCTGGCTCACTGCCTTTGTACTCTTGAGTACCGGCAGAAGCTCTTCCTCTGTCTTTCCGAGAATTGCATACCGTTTGCAAATCTCTTTCATTTCCTTTTCTTCTGCATCAGCCTTAAATTTTATAAGTGCTTCAACCTGTGCTTTTAAACCAGGATTTAATCCCTTAAAAATATCGTCTCCGGTATCAGCAGTTCCTGTGTCTCCGGTATTCGTAGCACCTGTAAGCCCCAGGGTCTGAAGGGCTTTTGCTACTGCCTCTTCTGAGGACTGAGCAGTTCCCTGTGCTGGCGGAGTTACTGCCGGCGGTGTTTCCGGTGTACCAGTGCCCTCCTCTGTACCATAGCGTTTTTCAATACTTTCAAAAAACGCTCTTTCAGATTCTGTCATTTTGCTCTTGTCGATTTTCATTTCTTCTCCGTCTCCTTTCGGTTCATCGTCTTCTGGTCCGTCTTCTTTTTCCTCGGAAGCTTTCTGAATTGCCTCGTTCAGTCTTACCTGTGCTGACTTCATAACTGCCAGTTCCTCTTCGGAAATTTCCTGATCGTTCTTTGCTATATTTGATACCTTGCCATCGGACCACTGGCTGATTGCATCTTTCACTACGGAATAGAATTCGTCCAGGTTCTCAATCATAGCTGCTGTGGCTCCTGCTCCGTCCAGGTCTTCATCCCATAAAACAGAGCATAAGGAAGACTGCAGTGCATAACAAAAGTCCCATATTTCATCTGCGATTTTCTGAGCCTTTCGTTGTGCCATCTTTTCTTTGAAGGACTCTGAATTGCCTTTCTCGATCTCTTCTATCGCACTGTTCAGCTCGCCCGGATTTATTCCGACCATCTTTGCGATAGCTGATAAAAGGCGTTTCATTACACCACCTTCATTCTGTTTCTCTCCCTCTTCATCGTCTTCTTTTGGTTTCTTGGGATCTTCCTCCGGTTTTCCATCTTTGCGTTTGAACAGCTCAATATGTGCATCCGGATTGGCTCCCTCATCCACAAAGTCAACTTTCTTAACTTTGAGGTTCTTTAACTTTGTTGCCATGCTGTTCCTCCTTTCTTCTGGATTTATAATGCAAAAAGGCACCCACTAAGGATGCCTCTCTGAATTATCGCAATATTCAGTTCAAAAAGCCCTACCAGAGCCGTTTTTACGATCTCTAGGGTAGGATTGATAGGTTTGGCGTGCTGAAAATCGCTATACGCCGCTGTTTTCATCTCTTCCTTCATCAAAGTTCTTCCTGCCGGCAGCTGCAAGAGCGATACAGGTAATTCCTGATAGCACACCAAACAGATAAATACCAATATCAATCAGTATCCTCATCCTCCACCTCTACTCTTTCTGCTTCGCCCTCAATGCTGAACATGGAATATGTGCCATCTTTGACCTTTTCCCATACATCTGCATCAAGCACTTTGAAGCCAATCCACCAGCCAACAGGAAGTGTTCCTTCCGGAATACCCATGGCTCGCTGTTTCTCTTCGGTGAAGACAACGCTTTCAACCAGGGTAGCAACACCGCCTCTTTCGTGCATCTCGCCACCTTCTCGGTATAACTGCACAAATTCATATGCTGCCTGTTCCAGATCTTCCGGCTCTACGATGTCCTCCTGCCAGTCTTCAATCAGTTCTCCATCTGATCGGATGGAAACATTCGCCCACCCAAAAGCAAGCATCTGTTCATCATCACGCTTTGTGATCTTGAACATTCTCTTTTTCACTTTCTTTTCCGGGGACTCCCTGGCTTTTGGTTCCATCTGATCTCCGGATTTCTGGATCATATCTGAAAATTTCTTCATTTTCACTTTTCTCCTCTTCTCAACCTCATTTTCTGTCAGCTGATCTGCTGTGCATTGAAACTTGCTCGTCCCAAAACCAAAGGCACCGGCTAATTCCTCTTTCGTCATAGAAGTTTTGCGCTTTCTTCGCTGTAAACTCCTCTTCGCTTCCACTGCTCTATCACCTCTTCCTTCGTTGCATACGACCATTCCGTTTCTTTTCTGCCAGTAACTTTCATTCGGATTATTGTGTCCGCTCCGTCCTGGCCTATATCGGTCACCAGAAAATCAGTCCCTCTGTTCAGCAGAAATTCATACTCTTCTGGTTTTCCGGACAATGGATTTACCCAGGCTCCTACACCTTGCCCTTTAGGAACGCTTATCTCCATGAAGATATTTCCGCTTGCCTGTTTCTCTCTGACAACGGATGTGCTGACAAAACCATCATCATGGAACGTACTTCCTATCCTTGTCTGCAACTTCTCCAGAACATCGTTCTCACAAGTTCTGAACACCTTAATGTCTTCCGGAAGCTCAAACTTTGATATGGCAGAACTGATATCCGAAATCATCTCTGAAATTTTACGGTTGCCGAGATCATCCCACAACTTAACCTGGTTTTCTGTCATTTCTCTTCTCAGTAATCCATTAATCGCACTGTAATCTGGTCCGCAATAATTTGTAATTGATGCCTCTTCCTGTGATGTTGTTTGCTGGCTCCACTTTCCATACGGTGACTGAGTTTTGAAATAATCCAGTTGCCTGTCATATTCTTCCCGATCACTTCTCCGCAACGATCTGTCTGGCCGCTTTCCGAAGTATTCCTCGGCCTCTTCGCCGGATGAAAACTCTTTCTGTTCTTCTGCATCCACCTCTGTTTCAATCTCAGTCATGTTTTCCGGCTGAAATACAGGTGGCTCAATCTCAATGTACTCAACAGCGCAAGCGCAACGTGGATGTGCTGGCGGTAGCATTTTCTGACCGGTAAACAAAAGACGGCCCTTAAAATCGAAATTATCATCCATCTCGATTTCAGTACCGTCTAATGCAGCGCAAATGGAACAAACCGAATCATCTCCGGATGTGATCCATCTCTTGATTGTCTTTCCTATAAGGCCTTGGGACTGTGCCTGTCTTACTCCTTGGTCGGCTCCTCGGTTGTACGCAAATTCCAGTTCTGTCTGAGCTATAGTGAAAGCTCTCTGCCGATGTTTCTGCTCTGCGTACTTCTGTGCCGCATCCAGTGCCTTCTTCCGGATGTTTTCCGGCTTCATTCGTGGATGATTAGTTTGCAATGTGGCCTTTACGGTATCGTACAGCTTCAATGCCGCTTTTGTGTCACCATCTGTAAGGCCTATACATGGGCGAATGAATCTTGCCAGTTCGTCAACCGTGTGCTGATCTGTGATCTTCTTTACCAACAACGACTGGATGGCCTTTTTCTGCTCTGCTGTGCACGATGTCACAAATTCAGCTCCCCTGTCTTTGATCCACGATACAATTCCAGGGTCCTGCGTATTGATGCTGAATGATAAGCTATCAAACATCGGCTGACCGGCAACGCCTGCCGCCATTGCAGACATCCATACACCTGCCATCTTTTTCTCAACCAGGACTGAATAATCTTGCTGCCAATCCTCGAACTGCTTCTGTGTGAGCATACCGCTTTGCACTACTTCCCTCAGTTCTTTATAGGTGATGGCATTTCTTTGGTCTTCCCAAAAGCTGCAGAGGATTTCTACTGGTTCGCTGGTATTCTGGTTCAAGAAACCCTGCAGCCTGTTTAGAATCTCCTGAGCATTCTTTGACTTTGGTTTCAGCTTTGCTTTCGCCTTTTTCACTTGACCTGGCGGTCTTATCAAAAATGCCATACCTACACTCTTCCCAAGCGTTTTTTGGCCGCTTCTACCACTTCCTCGGAGATTTCCTCATCATCTTCTTTCGGTTCCTTGCCTGCGGCTGTTTCGGGTTCTGGTGGTTCATTCTGTCCCTGCTGTTCTTCCCTTGTCTGGCTCAACTCTCTAGTATCATCCGTTCTTTCCGGAAGCTTCCCGATCTGCCTGATATAATCTTCCAGACCATCATCCGGTACCAAAACTCCAATTCCAACCATATCCTTAACAAACGCAGATACCTTCGCAATGTCGGCATCTTCAATGTCTCCATGCGTCAGCTTTGGATAATCTGTAATTCCAGCAAAATGGTCTCCGTTAATATCGATCAGATTCGGTATTCCCTGGCTATTGAACGTCTCTGCAATAATATCCAGATACGCACCGCAGGCCATCGCAAACAATTCTGTCTTGTCTGAGCTTAAAGCCCATGAACCATTTTGCTGATGCCCTAAGAAAATAAAGTCTGCCAGAACTGTCATAGCAATTCTAGTATCGTAGCGGTCAATAATCGCATTGGTGTCAAACTGTCTGGAGCCGCCAGTGCTTAAAAGTTCCATCTTGAAGCCCCCGGGAAGAACGAGGCCTTCTCTTTCATCTCTACGGACACCTCGAACCATATTTTCCAGCTCTGCTCTAATCCTTGATATGGTTTCGTCTTCAGAGTTCCATATATCCATGTCTTCCGGAGTGTAAATCACCGGCAGTCCGGCAAGATCACGTTCAATGCCAATGCCTTCAATCTCCTGGATTCTTCTCTTGAAATGCCATGACCGGTACGCATTTCTCAAAATGCTTCTACCCTCTGGATTGTCCTTTCGTACCTTGGTTCTAAATAGCAGTGCCTTACTCATCGGGATTGTCAGTAGCCCAAAGTCCGGCGGTGGCATCTGCGTCATACCTACCAGATTATCTGCTTCATCGTATTCCCACTGGTACAGAGTTTCCTGAGATCGAATAGGGAGCTTCGCCCATCCGATCAAACCATCGCTGTATTTGCTTCTGGTTCTGGTATCTCTTGTATTTCCCATTCTACGCTTGTACACAATTTCATGTAGGCTCCAGCCATAAGTAAGGAATGACAGGATCTCTGAGACTGTATCAACCCATGTACTTTGCATATCATCCATACATGATTGTACAAACTCAGCTGCTTCCCGGTCTTTTGCTGTGCCTCCTCCCGGTTCTACAATCCAATCGGTCTGCCGAACCAGCATTTCTATCGCATAAAGGATCGCACCGACTACATCATCATTCTCTGACATTTCCCGGTAAATCTCTACTCCTCTGCTTCCTCTCAGTTCCGGAAGAAACTCTTCATAGATAACTCCACCGTAACGCCTCTGGCCGATGCGTCCTATTTCTTTACTCACTTTACATCAGCCTCCTTTTCTGCCCGCAGGCTTTTATTCTGAAGCTCACTCCGTATCCAGAGTCAGCAATCTGAACTGTTTCTCTGACGATGTAGCCAGCAACCGCCGACTTAGCCAATGGCCCTTGCGTTCCACATGGCTGATTTACTGCTTGGAATGCTACGCCAGTTACTCCTACACGCAACCAAACGGATCGGTTCTTATTTGCTCCCGGTCCGTTCCTACTGTTTATGCTATTCTGCAATGATAACATCATACTCACCGCCTCCTTTATGAAGCCATCTCGTAATAGATCACGCCGCATCCGCTTGATATGGTTACACTTTCTGCCTTCACATACAGGCACATACCGGCAGGAATAATAATGCCGTCTACATCTGTTGGTGCGTCCCAACAAGCCTTTACGGTCAGAATTTCCGTATCTTCAAATGCCTGGATCACGGAAACAAAAGTTCCTACACCGTCTGCCTTGAACTCTTCTGCATCTCCTCCGGGAACATTGTATTTTTTGCAACCATAACCGCCCATGCTTGCGATCGCACTGGCAGATGCTGCAGTATTGTTTACTCTTATTCCATTCATGCTTAATCTCATCCTCTCCAATAACTGCTCTTGCTGAGCGTGTCTTTTGGCGGTGCCGAGAATGTAGCTCCGCTCTCAACTTCATTGAAAGCTGAACTGCTGGCGTCCACCATGTCCTTAAATTTTGATTCCGGGAATGATTCCA